AATATTTCTCGCTGTTAATTAAATTTAGGTTATGCCGGGTTTGCCCCGGCGAATTTATTGATTACTGGGTAAGCCGGCGAACGTTCGATACCTCGCCAGTTGACTTGTCGACTTTCTCAAAATCGTCACGCTGAGATTCTAACGAGTATTGACCGGCGCTATTTTCTTCAGGCTGGTTAATGGTTAGCTGGCCACCTTTACCGACAAAGAACGCGGTTTCGGTTACATCTTCTTCGGACTTTTTGCCGCGCTTAGTTGGCAATGATGAAGCCAGCTTGTGAGAAACAATAACTTGCTCATTATCGCCCATTTGTTGAAAGCCGAATTCAATCGTTAACTTGGCTTTTTTGTTGCCGCCGCCATGGTTGATTTGGGCCATTGCTGCATCACTTAAAGCGACAGCTATTTTTTCGATTAAGATACCGGCGTTACACTCGCCAAAAAAATCAATTACATTTGTTTTTCTTTCGTTAGACATGGTTACTCTCCTGAGTAGTTTAGTTGGTGGCGGTAACCGCCGATTAATTAAAAATAATTCTTCAAAATATCCTCGAGGCTTTTCAACGCCTCAATACTTACATCGTTATCTTTCTTCCACTCGAATAGCTCTGTCAATAAATCGTCGGGTATGCCCGGTTTAATCACTAATGGTGAATTATTGAGCTCACCTTGAAGTATATTGGCCAGGGATTGTTGTTGTGTATTGGTCATGATTAAGCCCCGGCCGGTTGGTTAATAATTTATTACCACGTCAGGTATTAACCCTTTGGCAATTGCTTTAACTAACGCTTTCGCCCCGGCCTCATTAAATCCTAACGCGATAATAGCGTCCTTCGCTGCGTTATTTTTCGCCGCACGATTATCTAAATCGGCTTCACGCGCTGCTTTATCTCGCTTTTGCTGATCGGATAAATTTTTCTGGCGTCGAACTTCGGCTAGTCGGGCATTTTCGGCGGCAATTTCAGCATCACGAGCCGCATTTGCCCGGGCATCCATTTGATCATTGATTACATAAGCCTCGCTGATGTATTCAATCCACCGCGCCATTTCTTCGCGCTTTTTTGACGCATCAACTTCTGCTATTCGATCTCGCTCAGCTTGTTCAGCTTTGGCTTGAGCATCGATAGCGTCTTGATTTGCTTTTGCTTCGCGCTCGATGGCATCTTGCTTTTCACGTTTTGCCCGATCAATTTCAGCCGCGGCTTTTTGCTCCGCTTCTATCCGGGCGGCCTCGGCAGCCTGGCGCTTAATTTCTTCATCGTGGGCAATTTGCTCTTGTTCTGCCATCGCTTTAGCTTCGGCGATTTCGCGATCGATATTATCATTCATCAGCATCGCAATTTCATGATCGCTTTCAATCTGCGCCGTCAGCTTTGCCGCTTCTTCAACCGCCAACTTTTCCGCCTTAATTCGTGCCTGCTCTTCTTCCCAGTCTGTAAGCGGCTTTCTGAGATCAGCTTGAAGTGCGTTTAAGAAATCCTTAACCTTTTTCCTGTTTGCGTCGATAACGCCCGGAATTAACTTGTGTTCCGCCGACAGCTTTTTGCCGTTATCTTCAAGGTAAGTTTTAGAGTTTTTCACCTTGGTTATATTGGCGGTAATAGCTTTGCGCCCTTTGCCACTTGAAACATCTGGAACGTGCGCCATCGCTTCATCTTTGATTTTCGCTAATATATCATCGACTGATTCGCCCTTTGTGAAAAATGGCACCAGCTCAAGATTTTCTATTATTGCTAATTCTGTTGACATTATATTTTCCCTTTATAGTTAATGTTTTTCCCAATATCTTTTTTGATTTTGATTTTCATCGTTGCAACACCGGCAATGCGAACTCAGTCCAACTTTTCTTGATTTTGCCTCGTTGAAAAATTCAGTGTCGGCCGGGTGCCAATCATCGCAACCTTTGCAATATTTTAAACGCTCATCCATTTCAAATTTAATCTTTAAAGGCCTCCCGCTCGTTGGTATTGAGTTGTCCGGCCAAATAGGTGAGTAACATCCGATCACTGCCATTGCATCCCGAATTCAAGATCCAACTTTGCTAACATAATATCCATTTCACCAGTAAATATTTCGATTGCTTCGTCGAATAATTCCATGGCATTTTCGTCGCGCTTGATTACGATTTGATGCAGCTTCTTACAATTGACCATTCGAGGGTCAAACTTGGCCACATGCCAAACATCAAGTCCGGACACCCACATATTGAACTGGCATTGGTGACGTTCTTCGTGCTTGATTTTATCGGCAGTAGCGAATTGAATAAATACTGAACTTGACCATGGGCATTTTAATTCCAATCCGCCATTGATTTCTTCAATAATGCCATCAGGACTCGCACCAGCGCACATGGATCCATCTTTGTAAATAAACGGTAATTCATCCACTGCATTAAATGTTAGAGCTTCGTATGCTTCCCGGGCTTCGTCTTCGTGATCCTTTCCCCATTGCAAAGGCTTAGCCTTGATATCATCCGGCACCCGGGGCGCAGCTATGGCGGCAACTAAATCAGACATGTAAGTTTTACGACCCTGGGTCGACGGCGGCGCAATAGTATAATCGGTTCCGTATTCGACGCCCTTGGCGCCACGCTTAGTTGTGAACAAGTGCTTAGCATTGCTGGCGGTAAATACGCCAAACCGTAACACATGCCAATTATCAGTTGATTGCTCGACACTGGGCACATCAAAAGGAAAAATATCATTCAGCGATTCCAATTCATCGATAAAATTTCTCATGATTTAGCATTCTCCATTTTTTTAATAATGCTTACTGATTCGTCGGCGGTGACATCGTCTAGTGATTTTATTTCTCGACCCAAGCCTTTACTGAGCCAAGGTAAATATTTATCCGCTGATTTACCTTTGAATAGTGATGTCAATTTTTCGCCGTAATCTTCGACCGGGGCCGGGGTGATATCTTTTTCTGATTGTGCAAACCCTTCATTACCTTCCATGTTTAAATGTTCGATTGCCATGTTCAGGCGCGGCACTGTTGGCCAATACTTTGAGGCGCGCTTAACAACTGTTTTTCGCGCCATTTCGTTCCAATGATTTTTCCATGGGCCATTCTTTGCTTTTGAACCATTCTGAACTTTAATTATTTCATCCTTCGACATCTCATCAGTAAGGAAGTCTCCGACCGGCAATTTAACCGTACAATAGGCGCCGATGACTTCGCCCCGATCGCCGAACGGGTTGTAATTATGCGTTGGCGCTTTATCTAGCCCGTTAGATGAATATGAGTCACTTAAGTAAACAAGCTTGCATTGACCCCAAAGAATCGACCCGCTCATCATTGCTAGGTGCAATAGACCCATGTACGAAATATCAAGGCAGACTTTGTTATCTCGCGGCACCAGGTAGGCATGTTTGTTAGCCGGGTTTAAGCTAATGCCGATTGATGCAACGTTAATTAATGCGTTTTGTAAGCTGTTTTGATTGTTCATTGCTGTCTTAAGCAAAAAATCGTTACCCTGAAAAGCTTGTATAGCGAATTGTTTTTCCTTGTCCCACACTACTGAATCTTCGGTCACGACAGGAAGAAATAAGCCTTCCTGTGCCCCGATGTATTCAATTACATTAAACTGATTCATTGCCATCCTCCTGTAACTTTTCCTGAAAACTGCACTCTTGATTGTCATTATCGCAATCGATAACCTCGCCATTGGCAACCGGGCGAACCGTCATGCTCGATCCGCACATTGGGCAAGTGTAATCCATTACTCATTTGCCTTAGATTTTAGCGTTGCCAGTACTTCGGCGGCAGCGTGAAATCTGTATATAACCTTTATGTCAGCCATTAGCTTTTCAACTTCTGATTCAAAACGATTGATATCATCAATTGACGATGGCGCATCTATGATTGTTGATTTGAATTTGTTTTCTTTATCCAAATAAACCCATATGTCACTTCTAAATCTACCGTGGATGGCCACTTCAATATAATGGCCTTTCATCGCTTTCTCATTTAAAGAAAACCCGACCAATTTAGCCATTGCCTTGGATATTGATTTTTTTATTTGCACTTCCATGATGTTTCCTTTTTGTTTTCTGTTTGGACGATTTAAATACTATCACGGCCATTCATGAAATCAAGTGTTATTTACATTTATTTCTGTACTTTTAAATTTTGGCCATGTATAGTTGAGCCAAGTTAACAACAATGAGGTTTTTAAAAATGAACTTAAGTAAGTCGCTAAGATTAGCAATAGCCAAGGAAGGCATTAAGCATAAGGATTTAGCAGATAAGGTTGGCACAAGTAGCCAGCAGGTTTCTAACTGGCTTAAAAGTGGCTCTATAAAGCAATCAAGCCTAATCGAACTTTGCAAGGTCTTTAATATGCTAGTCAGTGAATTCATTGCATTAGGGGAAGAAAAGTGAAACGACTACACAAATTGCAACTTCCTCAATGGTTGATCAGCCTAGGGTTAAGCGCTGCCTTTTGGTCTTTGCTGTTCCTGGCTTATTCGCGGGGCTAGTCTATGCATTATTACAAAAGAAACATAGGCGATTACCACAAAAAAGCCGGACGCTTAACCATGCTTCAGCACGGAGCGTACACGCTTTTGATTGATTCATGCTATGACCGTGAACAGTTTCCCACGCTTGACGAAGCCATTGATTGGCTATGGGCATCATCAAAAGAGGAGATTGAGGCAGTAGAATTCGTTATTGGCAAGTTTTTTACGCTTAAAGATGGTGTTTTTGTTCAAAATCACATCAAGGAAGATCTCGACAAGTACCATAAAAATGCCGAGACAAACAAACGAATCGCCCTAGAAAGGGAGGCAAAGCGTAGAGATAAACGCACGAAGCGTGAACGAACCGTTAACGAATCGCCACCTAACCAAGAACCAAGAACCAAGGAACCAGAGAACCAAGAACCAATTAGTAAAGATCTGTTGCGCGAAGATGCATTTAAAATATTTTACGGCGCCGGTCTAGTTAAAAAATCAAGAATGGCAGCGGCTAAAAAATTCGATGCCCTGGTAAAAGAAATGAAATGTGATCCGGTTGAGTTTGCCAACCTACTTAAAAGCGATATCCAATACCGAATCACCAACAATCAATTTGGCATTGACAAGTTACACCCATCAACCTATTTGAATCAGCAACGGTGGACAGACGAGCATGAAGCAGCCAACCAAAGTAACAATGGACAGCCTCAAGGCAATCGTAAGCTCTCAGCGGCAGAACGCATTCGAGAACGAAACGAAGCCAATTACGGAAGCGAGCAGCCAGGCGGCGGATTGGGTCTGGCAACAGATGGCCGAGATATACGGTGAGCAGTGGGTTAGGGAGCACGGTGAGAAACCTTCGCTAATGTGGAAATATGCCCTTAACAAACAAACTCAGATCGAAGTTAAAACGGCTGTCGCTGAAGTTATCAAACAAGCGATAACTTGGCCACCCAACTTAACCAGGTTTATCGAGCTGTGCCAAGGCCCTCAAATTGACACGGACGAAGCGTTTAACCGCATGATCGCCAAAAAGTCATGCCATGGTATTGCTGAATTCGAAACACGCGCAGAATGCTCGTTCAGGTGCAAGCAGCAATTACCCGAAGACAAGGCCCGGGCATTATTTAAAAAGGTGTTGACCAGAAATATTCAACGAGTGAGAAACGGTGAGTTAATCGAACGTGATTTTAACCCGATTCAAATGCCAAGCCCTGAAAAATTCCGAGAAACTGAAACGGAAGAAATGCGAAATTCCAGGCTTGATGCTGAAATTGGAATTATGCAATCGAAAGGTCAGAGATTGATCGGGCCATACAAGAAGCGTTATTTAGAAACTAAGGACAAATAGCTAATGTATAAGTTAATCGCAAAAATAGTCAGTCACCCCAAGGTGTTTAATTACCTATTGAATAAAGCTAAAAAAACACCTTACAGCGACATTTACGGCGCCGAAGATAATGAGCTCTACATGGAACGATACTGGTTATTCAACCCATACCCAAAAACAGGTGATCCGCGTCGTTACAATTGGTTTCCTCTATCTATCCGTATTCATAAAATAGTGAAACCTGACAATGACCGTCACCTTCATGACCACCCTTGGAATGCTCGCACATTCATACTGAAAGGTTGGTATACAGAAGAACGTTTCGAAGGGCGTTTCAATGTGTGGTATCAGCGCATAACTGGTGATACTGCTCGTTTGAATTTTGGCGAATACCACAGGATAACAGAAGTAAGCGAAAATGGTGTTTATACGTTATTTGTCACCGGTAAATATCGCGGCACATGGGGATTTTTAGTCGATGGATTAAAAGTAAATTATAAAAAATATTTAGGTCTGGAGTAAAAGACGATGCCAACAATATACCACCCAAAAGGATCCATGTGTGCTGTATGCGTGAATAGAGATTCTAATTGCGCAAAGGTATTAGACTTTAAAGTCATGCCAGTGATGTCGCAATACAGCCCGGCTAATGACGAAAACGTTTACAAGATCGTCAAGTGCACGATGTTTAACAATTTGGGAGAAATAAAATGAAAACTTCATATTTATTAGTAACCCTAAGTCGTTTTAACATCCAATTTCTAAATGAAATAATCAGTTCTGACGATTTTACCAAAGAGACAAAATCGCTAGCAAGAAGAGTTTTGAAAGTTAAATTAAACCCATAATAATTGGAGAGAATAATGGATATCGAAAATATCAAAGAAGGAATAAATAAAATAAAAGAAGGCATGAGCATTCTTTCAAAAGGGCCAATGGATTATTACCTTAAAGGATTAATGGAGTGTCGGGAAGAACTATTTAAAAGATGTTGTCCTTTTCAGATAGGTGACGAGGTTGAATTGATTGTTGATTTGAAAATCGAAAAAAGTAGTGGTTGGTATAGTTGTCGACATTTTTTAATCGTGAACGCTAAAGCGACAGTTAGAGAAGTTGATTTTTATAGAGGTGGATTCAAGTTTGAATTAGAGTTTTACAATGAATCATTTATAGATTTTCATGGCGATGAGCATCCGATTATAAATAGGCACACATTCGTTTTTAATGATCATCAATTGCGATTAGTTCGTGACGCACCTGCGACAAGTATAGTAAAAACTTAACAGCCTAAACCAAAGGCTTAATGATTTAACAACAGGAGAGAGTAATGACTAAAGAAAAGTTCACACAAGGCGAGTGGTCCGTTTTGGACAAGTCGGAACTTGGAAAAAATGAGACTAATAATATTGTCAGAATGGAGTCGAAAAAGAAAAACAGATACAACACGGTTCCGTATGCTTGTATTGGTGGCTTCCCTGATGAGAATGCCAAAGAAGAAATTGAAGCTAATACTCATCTAATCTCAGCAGCGCCGGAAATGTATCGAATGCTCGAGTCTCTCAAAAAAGAGCTTTGGCAAATGATTGATGAAGTTAATGAACAGCGATTAAACACCGTCCATCCGCAAATAGAAACGCCTCCGGATCTAGTTGATATGGAGACAATAGAAAATGAATAGTCAATCAAATGAACATTTCGTTAGCAAAACATCAACACCGGAAGCCGAGAAAGACTCATGGCAAACGCCGCGGTATTTATTTAATGCGCTAAATATAGAATTTGGATTTACCCTGGACGTTTGCGCCAGCGATGAAAATTCGCTTTGTGATCACCACTTCACCAAGGAAGATAACGCACTAGTTCAACAATGGTATTGCTATTCAGCTTTCATGAATCCACCTTATAGCCAAACTTTAGAGTTTTTAGCTAAAGCATCACAGCAAGCTAAGCAACTAGATATAACAGTCGTAGCCCTGGTTAATGCCAATACTGATACTAAATGGTTTTCTAAGGCCGTATGCTCAGCTCAAGAAATACGGCTAATCACCGGCCGTATCGGGTTTATTAGATCCGATGGCAAAAAGGCTAATGGCAATACTAAGGGTCAATGCTTGATAATTTGGCGCGGAAATAGTGCATCCAATTGTGAAATAACAATGGTTGACAGAAATTATTTAATGGTAATGGGCAAATAAAAAAGCCCCTTAGATTTAACTAAGGGGCAAAGGGAAACATCAACATCGACCTATAGAGAGAGTTGAAAGTAAATTATTGCACATAAAACAAATAAATTAAAGGGGAATGGTATGGGTGATATTAAAATGAGCGATATGTTAATGCTTCCAGTTAAACGAGTTAATGGCGGTGTAATGCCATTCCTTAAAGATGACAACGATGAGGTTATGTTTGTTGGTACTAGGTATCACGTTGATTTATGCGTAACAGCAATCAACGCATATGATACCAGTCAAGAGCGGATAGCTGATCTTGACGAATTGCGGAAAAACTCGATGGCATGCATTAGGTCACAGGGCGATAAAGTAATAGAGAAATCCGAGGAAATTAAGGCGTTGAAGGCGCAGGTTGAACTGTACAAAGGTGAGCTCGAATCTCTGGCTTGCAGAATTGAATACGTGCCTCTAGCAAACCCACATTTAGTTGATATTAGGCACAGAATTAAATCGTTAAATAAGGTGTCACCGCAACAATGCCTTGCCGATGTTAGGGCTGATGCTGTTGATGAGTTTATTAAGTTAGTGACTAATAAACATGGTAACGCTTTGACTTTGCCAAGACTTGCAGTTTGTGCACAACAACTAAGGGACAACGCCAATGAAAGCCAGCGAAATAATTAGACAAAGTTGTTGCGGTCAACTTCTTGATGTTTCAGTTCGAGAACTAACTAAAAAGGTTGAAACATTAGAGGATGAAATCGTATTTTTAAATCATCGACTCGAAAATGCGAACACCGAAATTCAAAGAATAAAAAGGCGTAGATAGTGGCTGAATTATCTTTCATTAAAACAAGTGCGGGCCTGGTACCGCACACTGACCATGATCGGGAAATATTCAACAAGTGGAAAGTTGGTGCCTTAATCACTGGAAAATTTAGCCAAGTGAGAAGCTACAGGAACCACAAGCGTTTATTTGCCTTGCTAAACCTTACCTTTGATTATTGGGAGCCTGAAGGCGGTTTTATATCAAAGTCCGAGCGCGAGCTATCAAAAAAAATATTCAAGATGCTTGATGATCACAATGGCAACAACGGTTTTTTCCTCCAGGTTGGCCGCGACTTTTTAAAGTCAGAAATAGATCACCGAAAGCAAAGCATCGAGAATATTTATAAGTCGTTTGATGTTTTCAGGAAGTGGGCCATTAAAGAGGCTGGCTTTTTCGAAGAGCACAACACGCCGACCGGGAAGGAGCAAATTGCCAAATCAATCAACTTTGCAAAAATGGATGAGTTTGAGTTCAGAGAACTTTACAAGTCAGTTTTCAACGTTTGCTGGCTATTTGTTTTATCCCGATCATTTAATTCAGAACAGGAAGCAGAAGAGGCGGCAATTAACTTGCTTAAATTTACATAATTAAATTAATCATCTTTACAATTTCTTCTAATTCGGGTTATGCTGAGGATCACGCCAGCACCTTTCGCCCTCTAGCCGGGGCAACAATTTAATCAACTCAAAGGGTGCGAAATGAAAATCAACAGCAAACAATTAAGAGCGGCCAAAGTCTGCCAAGCCAAAGATGATATTAGATATT